TAAAAAGAGCATAGATTAATTTTTAAACCTGTCATAATTTCTATGACTAACAGGAGGAAAAATGGAAATCAAATTATCTAATGGAAAAGCTGTACCGGTTATAGTACAAAATTTCGGCTTTGATTTAGACAAATATTTTAAAGAAATATTTAGATTGATGACTATAGGAAAAAGAACTAAAAAATTTAGAATAAGAAAAAAATTAAAGCATAGAATTGAAGCTTTATAGTAGGAAACATGCAGACACTAAGGTGTAAAAACTGTGGTAAAGTCTTATTAGAAGCAGAAGGGCAGGCACATATTAGCAAAATATGTCCTAAGTGCAAAACTAGAAATGAATTTTACATAAATAAGGATGAAAAATTTCAAGATAAAATAATTAAAAAGTGAGGAATATTAATGAATTATTATATAGGAACTAAATTAATTAAGGCTGAGCCATGTACAGTTGCAGAGTTTAATGCTACAGAACATCCATTAATATACACTGGCAAATGTAAAGAAGGATATAAGGTAATTTATCCTGATAATTATGTTTCATGGTCACCTAAAGATGTATTTGAAAAAGCTTATATGAAAGTAGACACAAATGAAAACTTAAAATCAGATATATCAATATCTCAAAAGATGGTTGATGATTTTATCAAGGGAACTCATGTCGATACCATAGGAGAAAAAACGACACTTGTAAGAGCAACATTGAGAAATGGTTTTGAACTTGTGGAAGCTTCAAGTTGTGTAGACAAAACTAATTATGATGAAAAAATAGGTGCTGAAATATGCATGAAAAAGATTAAAGATAAAATATGGTTTTTACTAGGATTCCTATTACAAACGGCTAAAAATGGAATTGAATAAAAATAAAATTAAATAAATTAGCGTACCTAGCGTACCGTTATGAGGTTAAAACCTTGTAACGGTACGCTTTATTTTTTTGCCCTGAAAGAAGGTGAAAATTTGAAAAATTACAGCAGCTATAACAGCGACTTAGTAGATTATGCAGGAGCTATGTCTGTATTGGATGTTAAAAGAAAATATATTCATGATGGAAAAGCTTTTTATGCTGATTTTTATGACACTATTTCTGCTAATGGTGTGTACACATTTCTAGGGACTAACACAGGCACAAAAGATATTTCAATAGAAGAAATTTATTTCAATCCTGGTAATTTCCTTTTGGAGTTTGTGGATAGTGGCAGCTATACGAATGGTGGCAGCTCTTATACTTTGCAGAATACAGTTGAAGTACCGAACTTTAATTTTAATAAAAAATCAAGCAACGCATCATCATTTAAACTTTACCCTCAACCAGTAGGATTAGTTAGGACATCAGGCACAGTATTTGCAAGAGAATATAATCAATCACCGAGCAACGCAGATAGACAATGGGTTTTAGGAGCTGGACAAAGTTTTACATGTCAATTTAAAAACTTAGCTGCAAGCTCAACACCATATTTTTTACGTATGGTTTGGTATGAAATTGATAACTAGGAGGTGAAAATATGAAAACTAAAAGTATAAATTGGAAAATTAAAGTATTAGATCAAGCCAATAGAATAATTGAAATGATTGGTAGTACAGAAGATACAGACAGAGCAGGCGACAGCATGAAAATGAATGGTGTTCAATTAGGCAATTACCTTAAGAACCCTGTTATTTTAGCAAATCATTGTTATGGTTGTGATGAAAAACCAACAGTAATAGGTAGAGCTTTAGATGTTCGTATTGATGGCACACAGCTTATATTTAAAATTCAATTTGCCGAAACAGGGAATGCTAAAGACTGGTTTTATTTATATGCTAATGGGTTTATGAATGCCAGTTCAATCGGTTTTAACCCTATTAAGTATGAACCTAATGATAATGGCGGCTATGATTACACAGAATGGGAACTTTTAGAGTTAAGCCTTGTTGCTGTACCTTGCAATCCCAATGCAGTACAAAGGGCATTTGCAGAAGGAAAAATATCTAAATCTTTTGAAAGCCAAATCATAAAAGGCGCAATACCTTATAAAAAATTTCCTTTAGCTGATGAAAACGCACAATGGGATGGACCAGCACAAATAAAAGCTGCTGATGTTGATACATTAAAACTTATTTGCGCATGGTATGACAGCAATAATCCAGATGTTAAAGGCAGTTATAAATTGCCCCACCATGAAGCAGATGGAAAACATAATACAGTTTGGAAAGGCGTTGCCGCCGCTATGGGCGTTTTGTTAGGTGCACAAGGTGGAGTTGATATTTCAGATGAAGACAGAAAAAAAGTTTATGATCACCTTGCTAAACATTATAAGGAGTTTGGAAAAGATGTACCAGAGTTTAAAGCAATAGGGGGTGAAGATGTGAAGATAAAAGCAATAAAAGATATGGTTGATAAAGCAGTACAACCACATAAGGACAAAATATCTAGCTTGGAAATTGAAAAAGCTGCATTAGTAGCTCAATTAAAAACTGGCGCAACTTTATCTAATGCAAGTAAAGAAAAACTTAAAAATATACATGACACTATGGAAAAATGCACTAAAGAGTTGCAGGATTGCCATAAAAATTTAAAAGATTTTATAGGTGAAGATCAAACGGATAATGACCAGCAAAGCAATAATGATTCAGGCAACAAGTCATTAGAAACAGAAATTGACTTAAGCATTTTTAACATAAAAGATTTTAAAAATGAAGATGAGCTTAATATTGATGAAGAAACTGTAAAAAAACTTATACATGATACAGTTTCAAAAGAATTAAACCAAAAATAAGGAGGAATAAAAATGACAAGTGAAGAGTTAAAAGCGTTAATACAAGGTGAGGTTAAAACTGCCATGAACGCAGAGCTTAAACCTTTAAAAGAAACACAAAGAAAATATGCAGATTTATTTGATCCAGAAAAAGCAAAAGAACTACAGGAGCAAGAGAAAGGCGAAGAAGTAGAACCAGGCATAAGACTTGCTAGATGCGCAAAGTTAGCAGTACTTTCTAAGGGCGATATGGAAAAGGCTATATACATAGCAAAAGGAAATGAAAAAAAGCCAGGAATGTATGCTAATGATAAAAAGCTAGTAGGCGCTATGGAAAAAGCTTTAAGTGTAACTAGCCCAGCAGATGGAGGTTTTCTTGTACCAGAAGTTTTGGCAAATGAAGTTATTCCATTACTTTATTCTAAAACCGTAGTCATGGAAAGTGGCGCCAGAAAATTAGACATGCCTAATGGAAACTTAAGTATACCAAGATTACAAGGTGGAGCAGTTGCTTATTATCAAGGTGAAAATCTTCCAGCTACAAAGTCACAGCAGAAATTTGAAAACCTTACTTTAAGATCTAAGAAACTTACTACATTAGTACCAACTTCAAATGATTTAATAAGAAATGCCAGTGTAAGTGCTGATGCAATAGTAAGAGATGATATGATGCAGGCTATGAGATTAAAAATGGATTATTCAGCTCTATATGGAAAAGGAACTCAATTTGCGCCTTTAGGTATTGCCAATACACCAGGAGTTGTAGCACAAAGTGTAAGCGCTGTAATTGGTGCAGATGATCCAGCCATAATGAGAGCAGTTTTGAAATCTAAAAATTTACCAATGACTAGTGTTGGTTGGGTATTTAATTCAACTATTGAAGGAATACTTTACAATTTGAAAACAACTACAGGAGCTTATATTTACAGAGAAGAAATGAATACAGGCAAGCTTTTAGGATATCCATATTTAACTACAGAACAAATCCCAGTTGGTTCAGATTCACACGGAAAATCAGATGTATTCTTTGGAGATTGGAGCGAGTTTATAATCGGTGAAGAAGTTGCATTTGAAATGTCCGCATCTACAGAAGCAACATATGATGATGGAACAGGAACACTTGTAAGTGCATATTCTAACGATCAAACAATCATCAAAGTCCTTGCAAAACATGATTTTGGTTTAAGACATGCACCAGCATTTCTAGTTTACACATATTACACTAAATAAGAGTTGATTAACGACAAGTTAATTTAACTCTTATTTTATTTTAAGGAGGAATTAAAATTGAGAAGACAATTATTAGCAAGAGTACAACCATACCCAACTTTAAATCCAGCCGCTTCACTTTCGGCTGGTGCACAAAATGGTGTTGTAATAGATAGAATGGCAGCAGTACCAGCACAACCAACAGGAATAACAGAGTATACAGCCTATACCAGTTCGGCTGGCATTTACGACAGTGCAAATATTATGCTCGCATTAGGTGCAATATCTGGGTCACCAACGGCAACGAGCGTAACTATAAAAGTACAACATGGGGACGCTCCTGATGGTTCAGACATGGCAGATGCTCCAACTACAGCATATATAGATTCTACGCCAACATTAACCACCGCAAATACAAACGGAAATTTTGACATTGATCTTGTAGGATTAAAAAGATATATAAGAGTTGTTGTGACAGTAGCCTTTACTGGTGGAACAAGCCCAGCAGTTTATACAGGCAGTTCTATTGTATTTGGTGATGGCAATAACCAACCAGCTAATTAAGAGGGGGAATCCCTCTTTTTTTAAAACTAATTTTAATATAAATTTCAGCAGAAAGAGGGTGTATAAATTTGGATTTAGCACCTAACGCTTTAATAGATTTAGAAAGCATAAAAGAATATTTGAATATATCAGATACAGATACAACAAATGATAATTTTCTAATAAGAAAAATTAATGCTATGAGTACATTAGCACAGCAATATATGAATAGAAACTTAAATGTTCAATCCTATGTGGAAAATTTGCAAGGCAACAATAGACAATATTTAACTTTAAGAAATTATCCCCTTGTAAGTGTAGAGAGCGTTAGCTTTTTTGATAACATACTAGATTCTAGTCAATATGATGTAGACGATTATTGCATGGAACGAGGAATGATTTATAAAGAAACAGGGTGGACAGCAAATGATTTTTTAATTGGTATTGGTGGAGACCCAGTACCAGGCAAAAAAATTATACAAGTTCAATATCATGCGGGCTATGCAACA